CTTAAGGAGTGTGAGGGGACCATTTCTAGCCCCCTCACTTAGTCTAGTTACGAGCCGTTGATACGGACGACACGCCGGCGGTCAACGGTGTTGGCAGTAAGTGCCACATCGAATCGGACCTGGTGTTCGCCAGTATTGAACACGGAGTTCTGCCACATCCGGACGGACAGCGGAACCTTGGTGAGGGCCTTACGGCTACCAATACCCGTGGCCGGCATGATGAGATCAGCCGTATTGACGATGATCGCGTTCTTGTTCAGGATCGCGCGAGGCTTAGACACATTCGAAGCGGCTTGCTTGAAGGTGATCGAGGCACCGTTGGCCGGGGCAACAGAGCACGTAGCGTGAGCGGTATTCACACGATCGGTGTTGTTGGCCGGGGACGCAACCGGAATGATGATCGCCGGGAAGATACGGACAGTGACCGCACCAGCAACAGCCGTGGCATCACCGATGACCCGGAATTGTTGGAGGTAGTCGTTGGCCGCTTGACGGCGGTTATCGTAGGCGAACACGTTGGCAATGGTGAACACTTCGCCGTCCTTAACGGTTTCAGTGCCAGCACCAATGCTAATGTTCAGGGTCTGCGTCATGAACTGACCCGGGGCCGGCGAGATCGCCACAGCCGAGTAGTTCACATTCTGGGTCGCACCAGCAACCGTCGAGGTACCATGAGTACCAGCGGTCAGGACACCCAGTTGTTGGGTGAACAGGGTCGGGATACCAGCGATGGACCCTTCCCAGCCGTTGCGGTAGATGCCCGAACCAATATCCGGCAGCGCGGAGTTACCCGAGCTGAGGTTGGCATTTTGGTTCACGACTTCCGAGCCCAGGGCTTGCTTGTCGCCATAGGTCAGAACGGCACGGAGGTCCGTGTCTTCAACGCCGAGTTCCTTCAGACGGGTGTAGCCAGAGGCCACATCGTCGTACACGGAGACGGCATTGCCGGCGGTGCCGATCCAGTTATTCGAGGCGTTCACAGCGAACTGCATAATGTACGCATCGATCTGTTCCGACAGGCTAAGGGCCGCAGCCTTCAGCGCTTCGCTCTCACGAGCAGCACCAATGTCACGGATCTTAACGAAGTCCGCCCAGCCCATCGAGGAGCCGAACACGTCTTGCACCTTGTATTGCTCCGAACCGAACACAGTGTCTTGGACGCCCGACGTGGTCAGGTCTTGGACACCGGAGGTGGTGCGGGTGACAACGTAGTGCGGAGTGACCTGTTCAACGACGGTCAGGCCGTTGCGGTCATTCATCTCGTTGTCAAACTTGCGCCAAGTAACAAGCTCGGCGGAAGTCAGGTTATTTTGGAAGATCGCGGCAAAGGAGTTAAGGACAAGCTTTGCCTGATCAACAGTAACAGTACCTACCATTTAATCAGTCCTTCTATTCTATGAGTGTTTGTTATTACTTCTTTTTGAAGAACTCTTTCTGAAAGGCGTCAAGATCATCCGTGTCAGGGCTGACAGAGACGAAGGCACCATTACTGCCCCTGGACCTTGCGGCTGCTGGGGCGGGAGCGGGAGCCTTTGAAACCTTAGGCTTAGCAAGAGTCTTCTCTGCCTTAGCGTCGATGAACTTCGCTTCGATCCGACCTAGTGCGAGGGTCGCCTTCTGTGCACCACTATTTACGATCTCAATTGCTTCGGCAGGGTTATTCGACAGATAGTAAAGAACAGCGGGACCGTGATCCATGGACATCAGGACAGTTGACAGGTACTGTGCGTAGCCAGCTTCGAGGTTATTGAACCCGTCCAGAAGCTCCTTGCCTTTCTCTTGGAAGTCAGGGTATTCGACCTTAGCGGCCTCAACCTTTTCATTCCAGGATTGGACCAAGACTTGCTGGGCCTTCTCCGCTTCGGTTTGTTGCGCCCTCTCAGTGGCTTCTGCCTCTGCCTTTTGACGCTCAGCATTGAGCGTGTAACGAGTAAGGTCTCGAATATATTGAGGGTCAAACTCACCGAGTTCGTACTTGTTAGTCCCGTCATCATTCAGGTCGTCAGGAGTGGGTTCACCAGGTTCAGGCTTCGCTTCTTGCTTGGGGGCAAGGGCAGCGATCCTAGCTTCAAACTCTTCGCGCAGTGCTTGGAGTTGGGCTTGGCCTTCACGCTTGGCTTCTTCACGCTGACGGACCAGTTCATTGATCCGGTCTTGAACCGTAGGCTTAGGCTTGGGAGCTTCTTCCTCGGGCTCAACTTCTTCTTCACTCTCTGTATCGTCTACTTCTTCTTGAGAGTCCGTCTCAGGCTCGTCAACTTCACCTTGTTCCGCTTCTTCTTCGACCTCATCAGGTTCATCGCTGGTCTGCGATTCGTCTACGATGGGCTCTTGATTCCGACCAAAGAATTCACCAGAGAAAGCGTCAAGGTCGTCAGTTACAGTCTGTACTTCGTTCTCACTCATAAGTATAAAAGCGGTCCTTCAACCGATTGCGCGCCTAGTTTATTGCGCCTGTTCCGGCCCGGTCGGCATCGCATTTGCACCGGGCTGAGGCGTGGTAAGCATTTCCTGGGCTAGGCCCTGGATAAATTGTTGCATCTCATCATCAGAATCATCGATGATATCTTTGATGCCTTGCGTCTCGCTGGGATCCTCGACACCGAAGTTCCGGTTCATCGCAGCAATCCGCTTCGTTTCATTGTCATACGCTTCGAGTTCGAGCTTCTTGAACTCAAGGGTCTTGTCTTGCTTGAGCTGGATATTCTCCATCGATAGCTTCTGGAGTTGCTCTTGCATCGCTTGTAGTTCCTCGGGACTCGGCACTTGCATCGCACCATCCCGATCCTTCTCGTCCAGCAGTTGAGCAGGGATCGTCTTCTTCAGACGCTCAGCCAACTCTTCCGCTCCCGGCCAGTCTTGAGCTTTCGCCACAAGGTCACCGGCCACAGTCATAAGTTGGGGCCACACTTGAATGGCATCCATCATGGCTTCAGCAGCGGCAACACGCCGGGTCGTATAGCTCGACCCAGTGGTAAGGGCCACATCGTATTTGCCCGTGCTAAGATCAATCGAGTCGGGATTCATGGGGTCGTTGACCCGCTGGAACTTCACCGCTTCATCGGGGCCGATAAGCCGGACCACACGAGTACCGTCATAAATTTGCGGGATCAGTTGGTTGATAACATCACCCCCCTCTAAGAGGGCAGCATCCGCATTGTCGTAATACGTCTGACTGGCTATATCGCCTTCACGTTGCCTGGACATAATAGCCCGGCCACTGGTTTCATTGGACTTGATACCAAGACTGGCATCATGGATACCGGACACATCCTTCATGTCCTGCGTGTTCATCTGGACTTCAGTGAACAGAGCCTGTTGGGGAACAGGCGGCTCAATACGCTGAATGTTCTGACCAATGACTGCTTCATCATTGACAATCAGCAGGGGATCGCGCGTGAGGTGCGCCTTACGGAACGCCTCTTGCCGGCCCTCAACAGCAGACTGAGTGGCAAGCCATTGAGCCTTAGGTGCATAACCCAGTTGCTCAGCGGCAATGGAGCGCCAGAAGTTTCGCAGCCTACTCGGGTCCTTCATGAACCGGACGAGGCCGTAACGAACACGCCTACCAGCCACATTCACGATCCTACCAGACATCCGGATGATCGGCACCCGGTTCAGGCGATACTCATAAGGCCCAGCGAGGATCTCGGTGCCCGTGCAGTAGTGCATCTGGGCGTACCGGACCCAAACAATCCGGGTCTTGGTGGGCGGACCGTTGGCATCCAGGATTTCCTGCATGTTAGATTCGTCGATCTCGAACATCTTGCCGTTCTCGAAGAGAGCAAGAGTCTTTTGGCGCTCAATCATGCGCCAGTATTCAGTCACTCGATAGGATTCAGCATCGACCCAACCAAGAAGGCTAAGTTTGCTGGTCTTATCGATGTCATTCAGGTCCGAGCCACCGCCCGCATTGGGCCACTTGCGCTCGAATTCCTTCTTGCCGATGCGATCATCAACGAAAACTCGCTGAGCATCACGACCAGTTGGGTCAACCGAGAAGCGATCCCACACAACAGCCATCGCGTCCTCGATCGGACGGATGAAGATGTCCTGATCGAACACATCGTCCTTCGCGTACTCGACGCAGATCTTATAACCACCGTCTCCGCACTGAACCATGGACTCAAAGGCTTGATCGTAGGAGCGATCGGCCCTGGATTGCATCTCAATGTTGCGGATCAGGTCACCACGGACACTGGCGACGTCCTGATCAGCGTTATCAGAGGGCACAACCTTGATTGCCTTGCGGCTTTCACGCCAGTCACCCACCAATTGAGCGGTGAACTGAGGAATTGTATTGACCACAAGACAAGGAAGACCTTGACGCTGTTGAAGAACGACAGGATCCCACTGCTCTCCCGCCGAAAATCGTAAGTCGTCAAGGGCTTCGGTACGATTTAGACGATCGAAGTCGACGTCAGCCTCGTAGTTGTCCCGCATGTCGCGGATAAACTCATCTTGATCGGCGAAACCTTCAGGCACATAGTCCTTAGCAACTGGTTCACATTCCAGAAGATCAGGCTGCTTGAGGTTTTGTTTCTCTTCTGGTGTCAAATTCCCATCCATCCATTCGGATTGTTGGCCGCCCAATCGGGAACGGCATAATTATCGACCTTATTACCGGGATTTTCTAGCCTACCCCGGCCAGTTTCATCCACCAACCTGCGTCCAGTGATCTTATCGAAGATCTCGGTAAGACCCCAAACCAATGCGTCAACCCGATCAGGGGATCCATTGGAGATTGTACGCAGCATGTCAGCACTAAACATGCACATCTGGTCTTCAAGCTGGTCAAATCTACCAACGTGGTGGACTCTGCCCTGCTCATAGAGAGCACTGATGGGCTCGGCCCGGACGATCTTGCCACGACTGGCGTGGACCAACTTAACTGGTACGGTGCGATCAACAGCTTTAATTGTTGACTCAACCATCAGGCCGCCTTGGTTCTTTTCCGCAATGATCTTATCTGCAGACCAAGACCGATAGAGGCTTACCGCCCGCTTGGCCCAATCTTCAGGGGATCCACGAACTGTACCGTCCTCAAGAACATAGCCTCTAGCATAACCCTCACTGTCACGGGCAAGACCAACAACAACAATACCATGTTCGTCACTACCCTCGTTGTTACTTACTGCGGGGTCAACCGCTACATACACACGTTCAAGATCCTTCGGGACTTCACTCACTCGATTGAGATCGATTGATTCCCTAGACCACAAGGCCCCAGGGATGTCAACTAGGATCTCACCTTCAAGTTCTTGACGACCAATCCGGGTGCCACCGTAGCGATCATAGAGTTGCTTGATCGTATTGGCGGCGAGGTTGGCCTGGTTGTCAAGAGTGGCACCCCTAGTTACGATTGTGTCCCCATCAAGTGTTAGCTTCTTGATCAGGGGCAGTGGCCGAGGAGTCGTAGTGACTAGGGCCTGGGGATGATAGCCTAGACGCAGACCGAACTGCAATTGGTCCCAGGTTTCTTGCATGTACCTGAACTTGGCCAGTTCATCGACCCATGCGGCGTGATGCTGAGGGCCTCGGAGCTGATCTGGTTCAGTGGCATTGTAGACCCATGCCTTGACCCCATTGGGCCACGTCAGGCATCTGTTAGTTGGTGACCATTCTGGTCTCGTGTCTTTCGGGTGACAAGCCAGGATACCTGAGTCCCCGAGTACCATAACGTCCCGCGCATCAGCGGCCGTCTCAGCCACGAGGGCAATTCGCTGCCATCCGGAGGCGGGAGCCGCAAGGGGTGATGTTCCAGTTGCATTCTGTCTAATCCATTCAGAACCCATCCGGGTCTTTCCAAACCCCCGGCCGGCCAAGACCAACCAAGTGTTCCAATTACCCGTTGGGGCTATTTGATTCTTTCGGGCCCAGAATTCCCAGTGCCACCTAAGTTCCGCCTTCTCCGTTTCCGTCAGGGAATCTAACCACGTTTGACGTTCCACTGGGTCCATCTGTGCCAGTAGCTCGGCCGGCGATAGATTTGATTCGGTCGGTAAAAGCAGCGGCGGATTCCTTTATGTGTTGCTCATGCTTGATCGCCTCACCATCTGGACCACTGATTTCTTGGCGATCCTTCCAGAGGGCAATCGCCTTTCCGGCCAGTTCGATGGCCCGGAGTGCGGCCTGAGGATTCTTAGTCTGCTCAGTCTCGATGATCTCGGCGAGCTTGGATAGGAGATATTCAGCCTTGAGTTCTGCGGTCCTAACGGTGACCTCTTTGCGCTCACTGTGGCGCTTTCCGATCTCAGCCCTTACCGCTGGCCTACGCATTAGCTCGGCTGCGCGGGTCTTATTGTGAATCCCGGAGTCACTGTAACTAGACAACCTGAACGCCTCGGTGGCGTTTAGCTTGGCCTCACCGAAGTACAAGTCGATAAACTCTAGTTCCCTCGGTGTCAGCTTACGCAGAGGAGTTAGTCCTTAACTTTCTTGAGGTTGGGATTCTTGGCCTTTGCGGCGGGACTAGCCTTACGGGTAGCACTGGCCAGCATGGCTCCAGCCTTCTTCATCGGCACACCTTGCTTGGCTGCCATCTTCTTCTGCACAGCTTTGAACGACATTAGGAGATCCCTCCAAACTTATTGAGTTTGACACAAGTGAGACTGACCTTGGCATTCGGTACCTCAGTCGCAAGGGCACCCATTACTCGGGTCTTGCTAGCTTCGCATGTGGGTTGGTCCTGATAACCGAATACCTTGGTCTCAAATTGACCAGACATCAAGACGATAATCACCAAGCCCCACATACCAACTAACTCCTAGGCTTATCTCCACTATCAATATTATACTATTTCTATGGCCACAAGTCAACCCACATTCGTGGGATTAGACAACAAATCCCTCATTTAAGTGTAACCCTTAAGGTATTTTACGTAAGTAGGTTTGTTTAAGTGTATCATTTAAGGTTATGGATAGTAGGTATGGATAACCATGTAACTTATAATATCTCTATAAGTATACTTAGTAAGTATTATATAGGGACTCAACTGGCACATGTCAAGGGGCACCGAAGGAATTATTTTAGGAATTCTGATTTTTTATGAAACGACTCAGGCACCCACCCAACGCTGAACAGGGATAGCGCGTTCGATGGTACCCCCCGGGGTGGGGGCGAGGTGGCCCTGGCGAGGCCCTGGCGAGGGCAGGGGAGGGGGCGAGGAGCCAGTCCAAGGGGGTGGGGTGGTAGGGTACTAGCCGGATGGGGCCTAGGGGCCTGTATGGGGCTGAATGGGGCCTTAGCGTGGATTAACCACAAATGCCCTGTTTCCCGCCCTGTTCACGCTTTCGTGACTTGCACCGGGGGTAGGGTGGTGTACTGTGAGGTTGTCGCCGGGACATACCGGCTGGCCGCCCTGGTCCTTCGGGACCTAGGTGTTCCTTCCCAAGGAAAGGACCGAGCATGGCTCGTCTTAACCCCAAGCGAAGGGCGCAGCTCAAGGCTCTGAAAATGAGTGTTGAGCGTAACCCCTCGACGCAAGTGACTACTGGCCACGTTCGGTCCACCTGGAATGACCCCGCTAAGGTGCACCGGATGGCTGAACAAGTGTTTCAACCGGACCGTATGCGTCCTACTGGCTTGACAAGGGCCAAGAGTGGGTTCAAGAGATGGGGGGAGCTGTAGAGATCAGGTGGCTATCCGATTAACCTCGGGTAGCTATCCAAGTACCTATAGTTAAAGGAGTGTCCTAACGGACCTCGCCACGTCGCTTAACGTGGTTCATGGAAGCTGGCTGGCCGGCTAAGACCGCCTCCAAGACGAGTGACACTCTTGATTGAGTGTCCTTTGTCTGGTGGTCTATGAGCTGACTGGTGGGAAGCGACCTAGAACCTCTGATGTGGCTATGTGCAGGCGAAAGCCTAGGAGCACACTGTCAAGCTGACACCCAGAACATGTCTGGAGCTGCCCAACCGAGCAATGGTTGGCACAGAGTCAGTGAGTGGCCCAAGGAAGCTGGATCGTCCAAGGTGAGTGTGAACACCAATACGGATCTTCGGTGCACAGGGTCACTACAAGCAACCTTAGTGTTGCTTTAATGGGACACACAAGTAATGGAGTATTAGTCATGTCCACAACTATGGGTATGATACCAGCGATCTCAAATCAGAGGTTCGTCCTAATCTCTCGCTTGGAAGGCAGACCAACCCTGTACTATGGTCCGTTCGTGTCTCAACAAAAAGCCGAGGAATATCGCGACAGGTCTCTGTCTCTCGAAGAGGGTGCAAAGGCCGCAATCAAGCCACTAATCTCTCGCCAATAATGGCGGCAAATCTGTGTCCCATTAACGCAGCACTAAGGTCTGCAATGGAAAGGATTTTACGATGGAACTGAAAACCTCTGACCAGATCAAGCAGGATCAAGACGGCATCCGCAAGGCTCTCGTCAGCTTGGACCAATCCGTTCACCAGAACGCGGTTCAGTGCCTGCTTCACGCTCAAGAGCACGGCGACACTAGCTTGATGCGTCGTCTGCTCGTCGAAATCATCGACGCCAAGACCGGCTATCGTCGCCAGGGGCTCATCATCTGGATGCGCACCTATTCGCCGATGGAACTGGAGAAGGACAACATCAACCTCTCCGGTGTCGATCCCATGACCGGCCTGCCGCGTCCGTGGCGCATCGAAGAGGCTCTCGAAACCCCGTTCTGGGCGCTCAAGGCGGCCGACGAGGTGGTCAAGCCGATGTTCGCGGACACCTGGAAGTCCAAGCTCAATATGGCCTCCAAGGAGTTCCGGACGGCGGCTCAGAACACCCTGAACGGCAAGCCGATCGACCCCACCAAGCCGTTCTATGACGGCACGGGCATCGAAGAAGTCACCAAGTTCTTCGACATGCTCGACAACGCCAAGGCCACCCTTCCGGCGGACAACACTAAGGAGCTGCGCAAGGCTCAAGAGACTGTCAAGCGTCTCGCCGCCTAAGCGTGCATTCACCTGACCACACCTAAGCGTTACAGTTTGGGTGTGGTCTAGCGAGTGCATGGTGCATTCGAGTTTGGGAGCACATTACATCATGTCTGAAAACACGACGCCTAAGACGACCTATTCGTTCGTTCACACCTATGGCGTGGACGGCAAGATCACGGACACTCGCGTCTGTGACCTGAGCAATCCGATGGCCCGCAAGTGGCTGATGAACCACCATTGGTGGGCGCTCAATCAGGGCTTCATGGTCGGGCTGGTGGTCGCCACCGAAGACGATCACAATCGCTTCCAACTGGAGCGCCTCGCGTCCAAGTTCAACAAGGTCGGTTAATTATGAGCAACTATGAGTTGCACTTCTTTAACAAGAAGGCTCGTGAAATCGTCACTATGCGAATTGCCGAGGGCACACGCGCAGAGATGGCCAAGGAGATGAATTCTCGTCTCCAGACCGACAAGGACAACCATTATTCGATCTACTTCGGTAAGGACCTTGTGTCCAGCACCATGAACGGCGGTGCTTTGCCTCACGTTTGGCAGGGCTTTGAGCGCAAGAAGCACGAAGACGGGTCGCGCAAGTGGTCGACTGGTGGTCGGAAACAAGCGGGGCTTCGCTGATATGGACAAACGCACATTTATTGGCCTCGCGTTCATCTTTCTGGCCTCCGTGGCTGGTGGATACGTCGGAAAGGCTATTTCTTCGGGTCAACCCAAGCACATGAAGGAACTGACCTTTACGTGTGACACTGACGAAGAGTGCGCTCAGTTGCCACCGTGCAAGCTCAAGCCTGGGTGTGACGGTGGCCCAGACAGCGAACCCTATCGCTTGGTCGGCTATGACTGCGTTGGGGCCACTCAACCGCTTTACGGTGACGAGGAGGACGAGTTCCCCAAGTGCCGTGTCATCAAGCGGATTTGGGAGGATTAATCGTGGGTAGCTCAGGGTATCACGATTCTAGCCTCGCTAAGGCCCTCTGGGAGGCCATTTGGCCCACTCTGGCTAGGGTGGTAGCCATTCTCATCTGCATCGGCTGGGTGAGCGTTATTGTGGGCCTATTGGCTGGCACCCAAATTGCCATCATTTCAGGTGTCTCGATGATCCTGGTGGTGGCAATCCCCACAATCATCTATGCAGCGTGCCGTCGATGAGTAAGCGCTGGATTGCCCACATCAATGGCAAGCTCGACGAAGAGGGCTTTGAGATTTCGGTCTTGGTGGCTGGAACTCATGGCCAACAGTCGTTTGGCTGGTCAGGTGTCGACAAGATCATTATTCTTGAGGGTGATAGGTACGATTACTCTCGGTATCACTACGGGAAAGCTAAGCAGAGGGCTGAGGCAATCGCCGAAGCTCTTAACCGTTTAGCTTGACAATTATTTAATCTGGGGTTAAAATCCT